ATTCTTTCATACAAGCATCAGCAACCAGTTGGAAGTTTTCTTTCTTCTTTGCTTCCAACTCTGCTCGTAGCTCTACCTTTTCAGTTTCAGCAAGTTCTTTGAGAGCATCGGAATACTTATCGATAGCACCACAAGCAGTTTGAATCACTTTGATTCTTTCGTCTTCTCTCATTTTTTCCTCTTTTTCAATGTCAGCGAGTTTTTGGAGAGCATCACCATTTTCTTCATACAGTTTTTCTACTGCTTCTAGTGCTGCTTCTCGTTTTGCTGCTTCTTCAAGCTTTTCTACGTGTGTCATGTGTCACCTCAAAACATACTGAGTTAAACTTAAGTTTTAGCACACCTCGTAACTGAATCTTAGTGTGATGTGAATGCACTTCTACATGCTCCACATAGTATTTGTCACCTACGATTAAGATACCAATTGGGTCATCGTTGTTACCCCATCTAACCTGCTCTGGTGAGCATCCTAGAAACTTTACCGTATCGCCTGCTTTTATATCCATACGTTTTGCCCATCCTAGATTTGGCCACGTATCTCTATATATTTCGTTTAACTTATAGTTGTCGCAATACAAGTGTTGATTTACTGATTTTTGAAAGGACCATCTTTCATCATGTCGTCAAGTTTATCAAGAATACCATCAAATGATTTCATCTGATCAATACGACACAGAAGTTCGGAAATACCAGTACATACAACTGGGCGTTCTTGTCGTGCAGCGTATGCAAGTGCATTACGAAGTGCTGCAGATGCTTCGTCAAGTGATTCTTCAACCGATTGTGATAATGCCATTTTTTAAATACTCCGTAAAGTTTTGACCCTAAGACCTTGATGCCCTTTGTCATCAACAAAAGTTTCTGTATGAATAGTCCACCCAGGTTTAACAGTAAATTCTGTTTCCAAACTTCGTTGCCCTACATGATAATCCGCACCAGAAGACCATGATTTTTTCTTGATTTTCAATACTGTATGGTGTGCCATTAGTCAGATGCTCTCCATTGTCCAATTTTTGTGCGATTAGTTTGAAATTCTTCTACGTGTTGAAGAATACGATGTGCTGTTTCTCGCACAGTATATTCATCACTATTCCAATCAGATACTTCAGTCCAAACATAATAGATTTCATCAACGATAGAATCCATCAGTTTATCATAATGAGTCATTGAATAACCTCCAGTTTACGTTTGAGTGCTTGTTTGCGTGCTTTTGCCTGACGCATCGCTTGAGGTTTCAACGTGCGCTTAGCTTCTTTTTTGGAATGATGTTGCCAGTTTGGCGTAGTCATTGTCCTGTCCTGTTTACATTATATAGGATTATTCAAACGTAGGGCAGACAAAATAGGAGAGTTCGTCTCCATCTTCTGCAGTACCCCACTCATGAAACTCTTGACAGAGTGCAAAGATGTCAGCATGACGATCTTGCTTGTCAAGAATCTCAAAACGTGCTTCCACGTATTCAAGGATGCTGTCAACAACGTTGCCAACGTCCTCAGAATCAATCATCGGAATCACGCCGTCGTCGCCGTAGTCGATGATGCCTTTCATGGGTGTCCTGTTCAGTGCTTCGCTACTATAGCACGGGTGTCAACCCCCTGTCAAGCCCTTTTTTCAATGTTATACCATTTCACTCCATAAGTTTTGCTATCTTTCCATCTAAATTTTAAAATTCCATCCTTATTTCTCTGAGTAGTTTCGTCATTCAATATGAAATATTTTTGTTCTTCAGTAATTAACTTATACTCAATCATTTTTGAAAAATATTGATCGAGAAAATTTAAATATTCTTCTCTACTTCTGCCATTTTCGTAAGGAAACGGCACTAATTCCACACCAAGATATTCATTTTCATATACAGAAGAGGCTACTGATGGCAATTGTAGACCACACTCTTCGTAATCTTGGTTATAAAACTGCGTTTCGTTTGTCAAAAAATTAATTAAGTTATCAAACTTATGATATGTTGATAATTTTTTGGTAATAAAATCTTTGATCATTACAGAAAACCCCAATTTGCATAAAATCTTTTTACTATCAAATCCAGCATAACTGGCATAAACCGCTTGATCTTGAGTTGCATAAGATAAAATGTAATCTCTCCAAGAATGAGATAATTTCATATCATTCAAGCATTCAGATTTCTGTTCTTCTGGTACTTCATTCAAAAAATACGGAACTATACTGTAATAATAACCATGCAAATATTTCTCATCAACTGATAAATCTACTCCAAAAATACCATTAATATCTACCACGGGTAATTTTCTAAAATAAGAAAAATATGGAAACAAATCATGTACTGATTGTACATTTTGATTATGATCTTTATCTGATATTAATTGTAAATTTGCATATTGATAACCATATCCCATAGCAGTGACTTTCATTCGGTCACAACTAAGTTCATAACCCTTACTGTTATAATTTTTATTCTTATGAAATCTTCCCACTGCTTGTGTAAAAATTGGAAAAATTTCATTAAACACTGAGTTTACGTCAGATGGATTTTCAAATACCAACTTAACGTTTTTGGTGTTGAATTGTGATAAAATTTTCGCAATTTCTAATGACGTAAATTCAAAATCATTCATCTTAAGTTCCGTATAACCAAATACCTGTGGGATCTGCAGATTCTACCGCAATATAGTAATCTCTGTCAAGCTCATCATATTCATCATCATCAATTAGTTGTAAGGATGGAAACCAATGTTCAAGATTTGTAATCGCCTCATTTGGTGTGTCAAAAAAACAAAATACCTCTCCAAAACTTCTGAGGGTATCATATACAGAATCGGGTATTTTACCATCATAAAATTGCCAAATTTTTTCTATTTTTTCTGGATCTTGGCAATTCATTGGTCCAATAGCTTTGATTCTCGCAACTGATTTTCCGCTCATTTTAGCAAATGCTGCGGCAGAATCTTGTATAACTACAATATTTTCTCTTTTCATGTTATTACTCTGCTGATTGATTTAATTCATTAATAATATCAAATACTTCATCGCCCACTTCTTTTTCCGCCGCCTTATATGTCATCTCTTTCACTATTTTTTGCACAGTTAAAGTGCTACCAATTTCTTGAAGTTGCTGATCAATTTTTGCTTTGAAATTATCAAAATCAGACATAAATGTTTCTACATTCTCAGATGACTTAACAATATCAAACGTACCTACTCTTAAATCAAATAATGGTAAACTCATTTTACTAATACCATCAATGATTTGATTTTTAATCATATATTGAGTCATTGATTGTACTATATTTTCAACATTTTCTGTTAATGTCGAATCGTCTGTAAATCCTTTAAAGTGCGCTGGAACATATGATTCAATTTCCGAAACTAAATCTGCTAATTGATTTACAGGGAGAGGAGCTACTGGAATTTTAATATTTGCATAATCATTATTTTTCCATGCATCTTGATCAGTAATGTCTCTCAATTCTTGTCTATATGAGGACCATGATTCTTTCATGCTTTCATCTTTAAATTTATAATCTGCAGTAAACATAAAATCAGTATTTTTTAGCATTCTATCACGAGAATTTAAAATAATCATTTTAACATAAGAAAGATCTTTTACATTGTCTAAAATTTGATCATTAATATTTTTAACTTCTTTCAGTTTGTATTCTTGGTAAAATGTAACAAATACTTGTAAAAGTTCATCAACTGCTTCTTTGCTACCAGCATCAAAAACATATGAAGTGTCTACCCACTCTTTTGTTGCATAATTGTAAACTCTCTTAACTCTTTCGCAAAAATATGTATTTTCCGTAGTATATCTGAAATTAATTAATTTATCATTATCAGTATTCCAAAATTCTGGTAATTTTGCATAAAGATCTTCATATTCTTCTTGTGTCAATACAATTAATTGACCATGATATACCATTCTTCTTGGTTGTGGCGATTGCCAAACCTCTGGAAATAGAGTTACCGATAATATGTTTTGTAAATCAGAAGACATGTTATTATCCCAGAATACCTTTATTTACTATTTAGAATGCTTTAATCATATACTTCAACCTAAAATATGGTTGAATCATCGGGCATACCTCGTTATTTCTCAAATAGAATGTGTATGCACTATCCCAAATATTTCTTGATCGTGTACTCATTGTTCCTTGTCCATTATTAATTGAAAGACCCATGCTTGGTGCTGTAGAAGTTTGATCATTATGTAAATCAATTGTCTGAGTTAAGAATGGAGCACCATTTGTACCAATACCAGTACCATGATCAGCACTATTAATACCACCTGGGCTTACTGGAGGAACTGTTACTGCTCCAGAATAACTAATTGTAACACTACCACCAGATCCAGATGTATTACTAGTACCAGCTCCACCAGCAGTTGTGATTGATGGCGTTCCACTATGATTCGATGATCGATATGCTGATGTTCCTGCCGCACCACCATTTGAGTTACAATCATTATTAGAACATCCTAAACGAACTGTACCACGAGCGCCGCCAGTGAATCCACCACCGCCGCCACCACCGCCTCCACCATCGGTGCCAGATCCTGCATCATTTCTATTTTGCCCAGTTCTACCAGATTGTTGCGTAGTACTGGAAGTAGATCCATCATAAGTTCTAAAAATTAAACTCGCTTGATTACTATAAAATGTTGAAGAATTAATACTCGATGCTGCCCATCCAGATCCAGCATTTCCACCTGGATATCTAGTCGCAGTAGTTCCACCATGGTGACCACTACCACCACCACCTCCTCCACCACCAACAATAACTAATATATCTCCTCGCTGTAAACCAGATGGATTTGATCCTGTACCTAAAGTTTCGATGTACATAAATGAAGTGCCGCCGCCGCCTCCACCTGATCCAGAACAACCAGAAGAACCAGAAGTTCCACCACTACCACCACCAAATCCAGTACCACCAGAGTTGCCTCCATTCCCCCCAGCACCAGACGCAGCACATCCAGTACCGCCTCCACCACCAGCGCCAATTTTAATAGCAATTGCTGTTCCTGGTGGAATATTATTGATTGTTCCTGATGCTTCTGCTGCTGAACCACCTGGGGCGCCTGGGTTTGGATTGTCGTTACCGCCACCACCACCTGCGCCAGATTTTATACTATATGTAAATGAAGTGACATTTGATGGTAGGGAAAAAGAATAAGTTCCTGGAGCACTGTAACTAACATCTCCACTAGATCCACCACCACCGCCACCACCTCCACCTGGAGGAGTATAAACTATAGATCCACCAGTAAAAGAAAGACCATGTTTGTGAGTTCTTCCTGGGCTTGGCACACCTTCTGGACCATCGAGAACATTACCCCCATCTGGACCATTTCCTTTTGCAGCCGAACCACCTCCACCAGCACCTCTTCTGCCACCAGTTGCTCTAATTGTGTTTATAATATGTTGGTGCGGTGGTCCAGCACCAAGGTCTCTTTCTCCAATACCATTATTATCCGATACTTGCCAGGTAAACTGCCCATTAAATGTAGTTTCTACGGAAGAAGTGCAATTTTCCCATCCATCAGTTCTATGCGTTCCAATAGTAAACGTATCAGATGATACACCATCTGCACCACTACCATCACCAGGAGATCCTGGTGGTAATTGGGGTAGTTTTTCAAAATTATACACACCACCCATAGATCCAGCAATATTAATAGCACCGCCACTAATTGATGTTGGACTATATAAAGGAACTACTGAAGCTGATGCACGATTATTATCTACATTACCAGTTCCCATAATTTTCATTCCATATGGAGAAGGCAATCTGAAAGTATCGTTTACATTATATGATGGATATGTTCCCGTAATTGTTCCACCATATTGCGTTCCCATAATTCTAGCTAATTCTGGGAAATCTCTAGCTCTTAAAAGTTGCCCTCGCATTTCAATAAAACCAGGAAATCTATCATTTGGTCCATATGGTCTAGTATTTGTACTAACTCCCTGTACTGGACTACCAGCGGGTGTTTGTCCAGTGAGAGCAACTTTCCAGCGATCAGCATCATCTGTATTTGCAGATGGATCATTAACATATCCAGCTGGTTTTGGAACACAAATAACTGTTCCAATAGCAGCTCCCGATTTTTGTCTCTGTTTACTGTAAAACGAAATCCTAGGAACTGCTGTTGTTACATTTAATACTATTGTTTGTGTTGGTGTTTGCGTACCTGCTGGACTAATGTTTTGTACTACTGTAGATCCATTTCTAAAATATTGAAATGTAGTTACTTGATTTAATGTAATTAAACATCTAATCTCAGTATTATTCAAACCAATAACCACATTTGTTCCCAAAATGGTATATGAAGGATTTGTTTCTCCTGAAATATTGGTCCAACCAGCAGTGGAATTTGGGCGGGATTGCCATTGATAGGATGGAGTATCATCACCTGTAAAAGTAGGCTGTAAATTAAAAGTAACTTCTTGACCAACGGGTACATTTTTTGTGGCAGCATCTGCAAAATAATAAAATCTTCTGTCAACGGTGATTGTACACTCATTACTATAAGTATCTCCTGGTACATTTAAGGCATTCATTTTACATCTAATTACTGACCCATTATCAGTAGTTCTTGATAATGGAAGTAAATTATAAACAGCAAATGTAGCTGACGATTGATTATATCCTGCTGGCAGTGTTTGGAAAGTTGACGATCCAGGTGGTTTAACTTCCCACAAATATTGTACAATATTACCATTAGTAGAGGTAGCAGCAACAGTAAATGATGTATTGATAGAATTTTCTAAAACTGTGATAGAAGTAGGAATATTTCTGGATATTGTTAAAGCAACAGGGAATACTGTTAATTTAGCAGCATTTGTTTGCGATACCGTTTGCCCTGAACTTGTTACTCTACATCTATAAAATCCTGCATCTGATGGTTGAGCGTTCAAAATTTGATATGTTGCTGAATTTGCACCAGAAATATCGACCCAGTTAGGAGAAGTAATTGCTGAAGAAACTGTATTTTTTTGCCACTGATAATAAACTGTTCCCAAACTTAAAGAGTTTGCAGTAACTGTCCAAGACGTACCATTAAATTGAAAAATTGCTCTATCATTTATTGAGCTAATTTGAAAAAACGAATCTGTCAATATAGTAATTAATGCCGTGTCAGTTATAACTGTCGATAAAGAATCTGGTACTGATATAATACATCTAAAATACCTTCTCGACATATTTTCAGCTGCTATTGGAGTAATTGCCAATGTATCTGTTAATGCACCGAGATATTTTGGAGCAGATGAAACTGTTATTGATCCAGCCGCAGGAGAAGTAGTTGGAATACTATACGCAGTATACTGAAAAGAAGTTGCAGTTAATCCAGTTGCTAATACTGTATATGATCCATTATATTCTGTGTCCGTGGATCCTTCAATAAGAATTAAATTTCCTGCAGAAAATCCATGAGCAGAAGCGCAAGTTACTGTTACTGTATAATTACTTCTCGTCATAGAAGTAACAGAAATTGGCACAGTGTTTGGTAAATTAAACCAGTTTAAAGCATTAGAACTATGTTGCCACTGATAAGAAATAGTTGTACCACTAGAAGGAGCAGCAGTTACTACTAAAGTACCATTTTGTCTATTATAGGGATTAATAGATGTTGGATTATTTGTAATATACGCAGTTCTGTATACATTCAGAGTAGCGGGATTTGAAAATATAGTATCATTAGTTCCTGTTGTTCCAGTTGGATAAGTAATTGATAATCTATATTGTGATAAATGATCTATATCTCTTCTCAGAGGAACTGTTTCGTAATCATATACACCAGGACTATTTGGTGCTGTACTACCACCAGCAAGATCATCAGTACCAAAAACAATTTTTGGCACACCAACATTTTCAAATGTAGATGATCCATCATATTTTCTTTGCCACTGCAATGTAATTGGACCACCCCTCAATCCATTCGGTGCATTGACATCAACAGCAGCACTAAATGTGGCAGTTTGAGCAATTTCGGGGTAAGTGGATCTATTTGGAACATCACCATACTTATCTTCAATAACAAATTGATCGGAAGGATCTGTAATTAAACCAGACGCAGATTGAGTAACTGTAACAAATGCAGTATCCGAAACAAGAGCCGTTTCTCCAGAAGATCCAGAAATCGTTACTCTAAATCCATACCTACTATTAGCATTACTATTACTAATTACAATTCTTTCCAATTCTAAAATAGGACCGATAGAATTTGTTCCTGTCAATAATTGAAATGGAGGTGTTCCTATTTGAGGATTAGTGGTTGCGAAATTAATATATGTTTGACCTTGATCTAAGGTATAAGACCATTGATATGTAATCGCACTTGTTGCTGTTGTATATGCAGTAACAGATAAGGTTGCTCTTCCACTTCCAGCTGTGCTTGGATTATATGAAATTACTGACGTAGTATCTGTTCCTGTTCCTGGTTGTTTAGTAACAACAATTTGAGGATTGACAAGAATAGTCACTGCGTTCGTAGAAACTGGACTATTAGATGCGGTTGTTCCATCCTTAGTATATGAAATTAAACACCTATATCTGTATAAATTTTGACTAAATGCAATATTAGATATTGATAAAACTGATCGTTTATAATAACTTTCTGGAGTAGTTCCGAAAGCAAGTAAATTAGTATTTACACTTAAGTTTGGTCCTACAACAATATTTGAAAAGGTAACTCCATTATCCGTGCTTTGTTGCCATTGAAAAGTTAATTCCGTGTCAATATTTGCACTATTTTGATTAATAAATTGACTTAAATTACTGACTACTGTAGCTTCAACAGTTAAATTTAAAGTAGATCCTGTTGCTACTGTATATTGTGGTTGATTGGAATCATTAACAAATATTTGAGGGGGAGTTAATACTGTTAAAGTTATCGCATGACCATTTGGTGTTGCAGTATCACTGTAAACAGTTTCAGAAACTCCCCCCGCACCAGAATTAGCAGTTAATTCACAACGTATTTGATCTCCATTCTGAGTTACTGCTATATTAGTAATAGTAATTGAAGAATTACCGTTATTTGGTAAATTATTCCAAGTTACTCCACCATTAGAACTTACTTGCCACAAGTATGCAATAGAAACTCCACCAGTTGCAGTTGCACTAATACTAAAAGTTAAACTCCCTCCAGCAAATACTTGCGGTGTTGTAGTTGTTGGTGTTGTTTGACCACTAGTGGTCAGAGAGGTTACATTAATTGCCATGTCTTTTAGAATTTAATTAAGTATTCACATAATATAAATTTTGGAGCAATATAATCTAATTTAAATGTAGTATCAGTATTTAAACGAACACTGGTCTGTAAAGAATCAGCAGCAACTTTAGTTCTTAGCATTCTTGCTTCTTTACTGAGAGAAGTAGTATTTGGAAAAACTCCAGCATGTGTGTGAGTAGTAGCAGTTGTTGATCCAAATTGATCTACTGCTCCACTAATCCATTCAATACCACTAGGAATATTTTCCCCACCAATAGTATATGCGGTATTGCAATATGTCCAAATTCTAGGAACTTGCTTAACAAACATCGTTGCTTGTGCAATAGATCTTCCCGTAGAAATATTAGACATGTGACCATGAGCTAATAGTTGTGTCTCGAAAACAGATGCAGAAGGAGTAGAAGAATTTGCTGTTGTTAAAATAGACCCACTGATAGGAACATTCGTTTCAGGAATTTCAAAATCTCCTTGATATGAAAACAAAACTTGATTATTTACCGTTGTTGTACTTAAAGAAACTTCAACACCAGCACGAAAAACTTCTGCATTGGTCGTGGGATTAATTGTAGTTGTATTCAAATATCCACCAGGGGTACTGGAAGCTGTAATATATTTACTACCGAGATCTGGTAATTGTATTTGTCCACCAGATCCATCTGTATTTTGATTTAATAAAGTTTGATTAGTTTTTTTATAAATGCAACTAGAACCAATCCCAATCACAGTAGCTAGATTAGGATATTGAGATGCATTCAATATTTGCCCTTTACATTTCAAATATCCAGCAGGGATATTTTCATAAAATTCAGCATCTAAAGGAGATTCTGTAGAAATAGTTCTGAAAAAAGGAAAAATACACCCAACATGACCGCCATATTTTCCTTTCTGAAATGCATATGTTGTTGCCATATCTCTAAAATGCCTTAATGATGAATATCATTGCTATAGATGGTGTAGTGCTAGACATATTTATTGTAGCAGCATCTACTCCAGCAGTATTGTCAATAGCAACATCTCCAGGAACAACTTCATTGATGGTGAAATTACTTTGTGCTATCAATCTACTGGTAAATTTTACGTTTACTGAATTATGAGTGTGACCAATTACTTCATTAAATCTCAAAATAACTTGATTTAAACTGGTTTGAAAATATCTAGTTCCGCTTGCGGCGGATAACATATCTCCACCAGAACATCCATTTCCACTTTCTTCTGTTGTTGACCCGATTCTACCACCCCCACATCTAAAATGGTTTTGCCCTGTAGAGTATTTTCTATAATCAACAGCATATTGACCTTGTGGGCATTCTGGAGCAGATCCATAACAATCTCCTATCCATGGAGTTTGACATTGTTGTTGACCTGCTTGTACTGAGTGACCAATAGCTTGTTCTCCCGTTACTGTGAGACCATGAGAGTGTTGAGGCCAATGCCCATCACCGAGTTTTCTTTCTAAAACATTAAAAGATGTAGAGTAATCACCGTCTGTTAAAGAAACACTCGTAACAGTAGCAGTTAAATTAGAAGAAAGATTTGATCTCACACCTATCAAATCCATCGTGGAAACATGATTAGTTTGAGAAACACTACCAGTATCACCACCCGCACCAGGAGTCGAAGTACCATTTCCTATTTGCTTCCAATATAAATCATCTGTTTGATTTACTCCTAATTGTGGACACCAAGCACCAGCTGTCAATCCTTGCATTGGATGATTGTTTGATCCAGCGGGATATGTTGCCGACGTTGTTTTTAAAAATTGATAATGCCCATGAAAAATATCGACAATTGCTTTATTGTTCAAAGATGGTATACCAAATGTAGAACCCACTGTTCCACCATAAGTATTTCCAACACATTCGTATAAAAGTGGATATGTGTTGATATTTAATATGGTCCCAGTACAAGCTAACCACCCTTTAGGAATATTTTCTGTTGATCCAGACCAGGGAACGATTGTTCCAATCGGGAATCCTCTCATTCCCTTTATTCGGTTATAATTGGCGGCGTCTATGTATGCCATCGATTATACCTCCACCAACCACCAACCTCGATTTGTATCCGTTACACCATTTCCATCAGAATCTTCAAGACCAACATAGATTAGAGCAAATCCAGCGTTTGGTGTATTAACAATTAACTCACCACCAGCATATCCACCAGATCCTGCTGTAGATCCTTGTACTGCCACCGAAATAGGAGCTCTTACTTGCAGAGAAACATTATAATTTAGCGACCCCTGAACATCAACGAATCTAATAATATCTCCAGTTTCTGCTGTTGCAGGTAGATTGAGAATTAAATTACTCGTTGGTCTTACTAGGTATTGTGTATTTGGTTCAAGTGCTTGTGTAACTGTTCCTCCTGTGTCATTAATCATAATGGTTCTTCTGCCACCATTCTTATTGTAGAAATTATTTCTACCAAAAGCATTAATTGATGCATCTTGCTTAATTCTAAATGGTTTGTTGCCACTCACGCCAATACCATTTACAGCAAGAGTTACAACTCCAGGCGCAGGAGTTGCGCTTGAGGCACCATTAATTGTTAGATGTCTACCGACATAAGTATCACCTGTTTGTGCATCAACAGTAAATGTATCAGTGCCGCCAAGATTATTTTCAACAGTAAAGTCATTACCAACATTTAAAGTGCCAGCAATTCTGGTATTTCCAGAAGCACCAAGAACTTCAAACGCAATATCAGAAGCAGTGTCAATTCTCGTTTTATCAAATACTCCAGAAGAGAAGAAAGAATCTTTGAAAATTTGTAGATTTGCTCCAGTGTAAAGTTTGGTGTTTCCTGTTGCAGTTTCTACATATAACTTAGGAGCTGAACCATTTGTAATAACAAAATATTGTTTTTCTGGCAATGCAGTAGAAGAATTGCCACTTAATTCAATAGAATTATGTACTTTAAGATTTCCTCCACCAGTAACAACGGTAGTACCAGACAAGCTAGATGTGCTAGATGTAGTTCCATTATCAAAACCAATTGTTACATCACCAAGAATATCAGTATTACCAGAAGTAGTTACAACATTGAAAGTTGTAATTTTGTTTGAAGTGGAACCATTATTAATAGAGAATGATTGTGCATCAGATTCATTAATAACTGTTACTCTGACATATTCTTCTGCACTGGTTCCTTTATCAATTCTCAAGAAATCGCCCTGAGCAAACGTGCCACTAAATTCGGCAAGATTTACAGTTGTTGTAGTTCCATCAATTGCATTTGGGAAAATGTATGATGCATTTTCAGTTCTTCCTAATTTAACAATGGTTGCATTATCTCCATGAGCAACTGCTGCAGTTCCTTCTTGTCCTCTTACAACTTCAACTGTAAATGGATATGTTAGTGAAGGAAGATTTGTTGTTTTTACAATCTCAACTCCACCAATAAGATAAAATTCATTAATACCGAAGTTACTTGAACTATTAATAGGAATCGTGGTTTGCGTAGCACTGAGGAAAGAACTTCCTGGATTATCAATAGACGTTTTATCAAGTGTAATCTTCGCTGCGCCTGGACCAGTGGCACCGCCAGCTAAATTAACAACTATCGGATTTCCTCCAGAAGTTGTTGAAATAGTAAATCCAGCAGAATCAGATTCAACAACATAGTAAATTGTTGATGTCGAAACACCAGTAATATTACCCAAAGCAACAAATCTAACCGCATTGCCAGGAACAAGATAATTATTAGATACTAAAATTTTAGTAGAATTTACTGGAGTTGTTATACCAACTAAAGCACCAATATCCAAAATAGCGGCAAAATTTGGTATTGAAGCATAATAATCTACATTTAGATTTGCTAAACTACCTTGTGCGTGTGTTCTGCCAATATTAGGCACTATGACAGTTCCTGTTGCTGCAACTGTAGCAACATTCCCACTCGAAACTGTCGTATAGGTAAATGTTGTTGGTGAAGTAACAGTAATTATTACTGAACCGATACTACTGAAAGTTTCATTGCTACATGCAATTTCTATTTGTTGTGAACTTGTTAATCCATGTGCAGCAGTAGTAGTAATTGTAGCTGTAGTTCCTGTTCGAGAAATAGAAGCAATTCGAATTGTTCCAAATACATTTCTGGAAACTCCAACACCAGCATTTCTAAATCCACCATTTTGAACTATATCACTTTCAAAAATAGCAGTATTATTAACTCTCAGACCATTTCTAAGAGTAGTTGTGCCAGCAACGCCACCAATCTCAACTGATCCTGCAGTAGGAGCAATTCTAATTGCAGATAAGTTTGTTGGGAACATTGTGAAAACACCAGTTGGTGTCGTCGCAAACATTCTATCGCCTCTGATTTCTAAAGTACCATCAAGTACTGTTTGATAGTTTTTAACTCTAAAAATACTTTGTGACTGATTAATATATGCACCACCTAATGTAATTAACGAAGAAGGTGCAAAGGATGGTGTAGTAGGATCAATTATGTCATCAGTTATTGCAAGATTTACAGTAGAATTATAAACATTTGTGTGAATATTTAAAGTTCCATCTGCTGTTACTGCAGTGCCGATATTAATTGTTTGTGAAGCAGTTGCACTATTAAATAGATTTGCTGTAGTTGCAAAAGCACCAGCAGAGAATGTTAGAGCATTTGATTGATTTGCAATATTGAATACTGCATTAGTGGTTGTAATATCACCACCATTTACTTCAATATCAGATTCAAATTTGAAATCACCAGTAATTCTACCATTACCACCAACCACTAGTGTTCTATCAAGATTAGCATTGTTGACATTAATACCAACTCTACCGCTGTTTGTAGTTGCAACTCTTAAAGTTGCTGCATTAGTGAGTGGATTTGCACTATCTCCACCAACTAAGAAAGCAGCATCTTGATTTGTTTCTGTTTTTGTAGTACCAGTTTCAGTGAGATAAGAAAGAATCTTTTTACCACTAATAAAGGTATTACCAACAACGTCAAGGTTTGCTCTTGGAGTTGTTGAAGCGTCAACAAATGCAGTTTGATATGCAGAATGTGCAGAACGAGCAACTGTGTTAACACCAACTTTATAATCACCAATTGTTTCTGTTTCTGTTCTAATAGATTCAGAACCAAGAACACCAAATTCTTTGAATGCGGCTTTTGATTTCTCAATTACAATATTTGGTTGCGCTACAGCGTCAACTGGATATCCATTGTTAGGAAGTGGAATTGCAGTATATTGAGGTAAATTATTATTAACAATAATAGTTACAAAATTAGCAGTAGGAACAAATGGAGATCCAACTGTACTATAAACAGGCCAAACGCCATTAATGGGAGCAAGAGAACCAGTTGCACCCGTAATACGAATTTGTGATGATGATGTAATTTGTAGTGCTGTATTAGTAATACCAACATTCCACGTTAAACGAACCAATGTGCCTGTAGCTGCACCCTGAATACCAATAACTTGGGCATTAAAACCACCACCCGAACGATTTTCAATACGAACATAATCATTAGCATAAATCCACCCAAGAGAACCAGTAAAGAGTGTTTGATTTCCTTTCAGTTGCATCAATCCAGATGCAAGAGGGAATTTGGTTCCTAAGTCAGTATTCTGTAGTTGTGTGGGACCATTAGTTGTAATACCAAAAGTATTTGCAAGATCTGGCGTTCTGTTTGATAACGCCGTCATAATCTGATAATCTTGTAATCCTCTTGGATTAAGATCAACTACTGTAGTTTGAATTCTGCCTTGATGAAGGATAACATCTCCCGTTTTTTGTTGCGAAACATTGACTTCCAGATATGGATCATAACCTATAGCAGTTCCTTCTCCAGTGACAATTCTCAATGATGGGAAGTTTTCTACAGATCCAAATGCTGTTGTGTTATTGATTACAACTGGAGCATTGAAGAAGCTTTCTGCCTTTCCTTCTGATCCATTTACTGTAATAATTTCGTTGAACGTTACTGCAGTATCAAATGTAGTAACAAGACCACCAATTACATCCACTTCATCCGAAGATTCTACAAGTTTTGCAGATTCTAAGAATGTTTCTTCACCAGTAATTGCGTTGATCTTACGATTACCAATATAAAGATCACCATTGGAGTTTAGACCAGTATAGAATACAATACCAGCATCTTGTCTCTTAGCTTGAGCATAGAAATCCTGTACATCAGTAAGAACAATTTCTTGGCGTGCAGGAAGACCAGTTGAGTAGTTACCAGGACCAAAACCAAGATATTCAAATGTATGGTTACCTGCACGAGCAATCGATGGTCTACGAAGTTCTACATAAAGTTTTCCTTCTGTTGGATATGGTGAGTTACCACTGATGGAAATTTTTCTACTTTCTGATCCAGCAGATGCTGTGCCAGATTGTGCTGTAATTGCACTATTCCCAGCAAATGTATATCCACCAGTACCAGGATCTTTAATGAAATCAAGAACCAATTCTTTTGTTAAACTATTCTTGGAGTCATTAACCGTAACAAGACCATGAATGTAATTGTCAGCAGTAGATACTGTAGGAGGTGGATCAGATAGAGTTGTGGTTGTTAAATCAACTCCCTTATACCATTCTGGATCGTTCTTATAGAACTCTGGGTATAATTTAGAAACTGGTTGAGAGAACTTAAAGTTTCTAAAGTTTGTACCAACACCAGAACCAGTAGGATATGGGCTGATATCACCACGAATACAAGTTAGATAGTAAATACCATCTTGCTGACCAGGAATTCTTCTGCGAATTGTATTAATATCAAAGATGTAGAAAGTATTTTCAATATCTGGAACATCTTCTACTTTTGCAATCGTATAAGAAACACCATTATCATCATTTACTCTATCACCAGGAGTTAACGTATAAACATTTGCGCCTTCAACAACATATGGATACTTGGTGATATCAGATCTACCGCTATTAGGTTCATCAAGTAATGTTGCAGTTACAGATCCCTGGGTGAAGACAGTTGGTGTAACTGAATTATAATCAATAAAAGAATTACCAGTAAAATCTTTCAGAATCATGTAGTATTCGTTTGCATATGCAAAATATCCATGAACATATGCAGTACCAGAAGAATTACCAGACCATGTAATCTTATTAGTATTGTTTGAATTTGGTACGCTTGCTACAAAAGATCCATTTCCACCTTCAGGTGAAGAAACTTTAACTGTAGTAAAAATTTTAGTTTTATAAGCTTCTGCATCAATGCCAACATCAAAAACATTCAATTGTAAATAATTTTTACCACTTAAAGAAACTTTTCTAGCAGATTGAACAGTAAACGCTACTTTCGCATTTGTCTCCAATCTCTTTGGATTACCAAAAGGTGATGGATCGTATGTAGAAGAGAAGTTTGGATTGAGAGTAAGTTGCTCTTGTAGAGTTAGTCCAAGGCGCTCACCGCTTACAGGAGCAAGCAGAGTTGCTGTGTCTGCACCAGTTGAAGTTGGCTTGAGAAGAATCTTCTGTGGTAGTAATCTTCTCTTCTCGTCTGTACGAACTTTGAGTACAAATCCTCTAATAGGATCACGAACTGTCTTAAGATTCTTGGGTACTACATAACGCAAACGATAAATTCTATCTTCTTTTGTTCTGCTGTCTTCAATTCTTTCAAAGAAAGAATCAGTTGTTCTCAATCTACCAGCATAATCTGACTGCTTCATTCTAGGAATGATAGTGTTGCTAGCAGATAGAGTTTCCAGATACCAGCATCCATCAGTAGGTGAAGTACCAATCTTAGGATCATATCTTAGTGGAGATCTACGCTTATCTGCAAATGTGTAGAATACTGCAGTGCTGCCTGGTTGGAATGAAATTGGATTGATGTTATCACGAGCATTTGCAGATGTCTCGTGAATTGTAAATCTTGTGCTACTTACATAGCGCACAAAGTAAAGATTTTTACCAGAAATCGTACCACCACCAAATGTAGAAGATAATGTAGGAAGAGATGATCCTACAATATCAGATCCTGGGCGGAAGAATACTAACTGTGGAGTGATATTAGTTGCTGGTTTGTCAAATACATGAGGTCTATCTGTCTCAAGAATTATAGCAGATCCAGATGCAATTTTAGTTTGATATTGATGTAGATCATAATTAATATCTAAAACATATTGATATACATCAATTTCAACACCAGGGTCGATACCATCTGTTTCTGAAGAATAGATGTAAATACCTGCTGCAGCATTTTCTGAGCTGGTTGCAAGCAATAAATTTTGTTGATTAGTGCCATTAAATGATCCGATACTAGAATAATCGTATGGATCAGTTTTTCTACCAGGAGCAATTACATAATATACGGTATTTGTATCAAAACCTTTTGGAAGACGAACTACTCTCTTATCAACGGTAATTCCTGCTTTTGCTCTTGGAACAAGACGAATAGGAGTTCCTGTTTCCAGTTGGTGTGGGTTAGTTGTTGGAACACCAGTGCTATCATATTCAGTAAGAGAGAACAATGTTGCTCTCTGAGCAAGACCACCAGTATTCAGAGTTGAAGCAACTCTAGGAACCGTTCCAACCCCACTGTTAATAATAGTGGAAAGAATTTGATAAAAATTAACCAAAGTGCTTGCTACGCTTGCACACTCACCACCAGGAGCGCCAGTTGCAATATCACCAGGAGTAAGATAGTTATAATCTTGAATTACACTTGAATCTGTAGATGGAGCTAATGCAGTACTCCAAACTCCCTGAGTCAATTCAACATATAAATTAACACCAGTAGAGGTAGTAGTAGCATTAACATTCGAACCAATATCAAACTTGCTTCCTTGAGTACCAAGTTGAACTTGATTCGTTGCGAGACCGTTTACACCATCGCCAATTTTTTTGATATATGCTGTAGTTGGAATAGTTGCAGTATATGTAACTGTACTTTGAGCATTTACTGGAATTGCGACAACACTGCGAACTTTCATTCCTATTGCAAGACCAACTGTGCTTGGTACTGTTACAATCGAAGATCCATTAGTTGTCGATGCATTAGGAATGTAAGTATTGTGATTTCTCATTGCAGAAATCGCCAAATCTCTCACATATCGATATGCATCAAGAGTTTCGAGTTTTTCGTTTTCAATATAATCTAATTGCGTGCCAACATAATATGCCTCAGCGGCATTAATTGTATTGACATTTCCTCCCAATCTTAAATCAGAAGTAATTGCTTCCACAATATATCCAATGTCACGCTTACACTTGCTTGCATCGCTTACTTGAGACCAAGGACCAACATTTCTCACTGGCAAATTATTAAGATTACCAGCAAGTAGAGAACTATTGATAATATTTGCTAAAGTATCAATAGTTTGACGCACATTAGCACAATCCCAATCACCATTATCCACTGCAGGAAGAGATGTAATACTACCAGCACTAACAACAGTAGTTACAATAGAGAAGAGTGAATCTACTGTGGACTGAACATCAGTACATGTTGCTCCATTACCAGATTGAGTATAAGAAATATTTCCTCCAGATCCACCAGCAACAGCAGGACCAACAGATAAATTTAGATTCTTTGTGTATAACTGATTGGTAACAGCTCTCTTACACCACTCTCTTGCTTTGTTGAATGCAGTAACAGATTCTACAGTTTCGTCAACAAGACCATTTACCAGTGGTGTTCCTGCTTGAGTGAAATATTCTCTTACTGCGCCAACAGTAAACTCATTACCACCCCAGAAAATATCTTGAGCAATCGAATCAACAATATAACCAATATCTCTTTTGCACTTTGTTTCTCCAGCAGGAGATGATCCAACAGATTCATTTGGAAGTCCAGTAAGATTTCCTGCACTAATTACTGAAGTAATTAAGAATGATAGGTTGTCAATCGCAAGTTGAACGTCAGCACAGGATCCTGGATTTGTATTTGCGATATTTCCACCAGTACCGTTATAGTTTGCTGGACCAGCAGTAACAGTAAGATCCTTGATTGTAAGTTGGTTCGCAAGAGCCGACTTCATTAAATTACGAGCTTTTGTAAACGCAGAAACGGATGGACCTTCTTCACCAAGCAATCCATTAGGTAATGGAGTAGTTGCATTTACAAAATATTGCTGAACAAACTTACGAGAATATACATTACCACCGCCTTGCACAATATCAAGAGAAACTGCGTCAATAAAGAATTCAATATCTCTTTTGCACTTGGTTTCATTTGGATTTGTAAAAGATGGATAATCAATTGCTATCTGAGCATAAGCACCGTCAATAATTTCTTGCTTATTTTGGTGAATTAAACGATATGCATCTTTGTATCTTGATGTTGATGTAGTTTGTGGGTCACCAGGATAGTAAAAATCTGGGTGTTGTACAGCAATTTCTGCTGCTGCTCTATCAATAATTTCTTGTCTATTATTAGTAATCAATCTGCTTGCATCTTTGAACCTACCCACGTTTGCATCATCATTTACTGGATCAATAGTAATTGTGGAAACGTATACTGCGCCTGTTGCATTTGCCACAGAAGGAGCAGCAGGAACAGTATATCTGAATTGTGTTGATGTTAATCCAGCAGAAAGAACTTGATACTTACCATTAAATGCTGTTTGCGTAGCACCACCAACTGTTACAAAATCATTTGCCTGCAAATTATGCGGAGTTGCAGTAGTTACTGTAACAGTAGTACCAGAAGCAGACAATGCTGGGCTATCAAGCAATGAAGTGCTTGTTAGTAAGTTTGAAATTGCTTTTTTGCACCAATCTTTTGCTCGATTAAAAGCAAAAATAGATTGAGTTTCTTCACCAGCAAGTCCATTGCTGATTGGTTGACCCGAAGCATTAAAATATGATTTAGTCGCATCAACCATATTGGAGTTGCCACCACTATACAAGTCATTAGCAATAGCATCTACAATGTATCCAATATCACGCTTACATTTTTCATTTGCATTCCCACCACCAGGAACAACAAATGCAGGGAACGCAGTTTGCATCTGCGAGAATGCATAATCAATGATTTCTTGTCTGTTTGCTTTGATTAATGTTGAAGCATCTCTATATCTACCCGTTTCGGAAGTGATGTTTGGATTGACATAAGGAATATTCTGAAGATTTGGATATTTATCAAGAATATATCCAAATGCCTCTGCTTGAATGAATGTCTTGTTAGCATCAATCAAGTTAGCAGCATCTTGCTTCAGATTAAACTCCGTGGTAAATCCTACACCAGTTGGGTTCAAAGTGGAGAGTGAAGCAGTCCACTTTTTGAAACCAGAGTGAATAAGATCTGCAGATTTAGCACCAGAAGCATCTAATTTCACAAAGATTTTTTCGTTTCTTTTTGCGCCCAATCTAAATCCATCAATAGAAGCTGCTGGGCGATCTTCTGGATTACGAGCATCTTCAGTTCCAAGATACAATCTTGTTGAGTTTGGATTTAATGAAGTTCCCCTAACAAGGGGAACATCAAAAGTGTAATACTGTTTTCTGGTTACATTTAAAGTAGAAAGAGATTTTGGCGGGATAATATCAGTGACATATCCACCCTTGTCTTGGTTGAATGCAAATCCCTTGAAACCAATCGCATGTAGAGAAGTATTACCAAAGTTGGAGTTAGAGTTGGTGATCGACATGTCACCACCACTTTCCATTAGGAAGTGATCAGCAAAACCAACAGCGAAGATCGAAACACACTGAATGAAGGAATCATCAGATGCCTTAACGTGGAAGTTTCTCCAATCATCCTTCCAATATGCATCACCTTTGATGTGGTAAGGAGTGGTTGCGAACGCATCAGTTAATGGTGCCTGGTTCCATGTGTTACTAAACTCGTCGTAGCGAATAAACGCTCTATCGTCTTTCTGTAGCGAAACACCCGTGTACTGAGCGATAACCATTGATTTGAAACCACTGGCTTTCTTACCATCTGCCCAAATACCACAAATACCCCAGGTGGATCTAATCGAAACGTTGAAGACATATGGAGATGCCGATTCTACGCTATCTACCTCCGCTTGTACGGTGGCGTTAGTATCGAGAGGAGGTGAAGATGCTGCAGTGTAAGTAGTGCCGCTTACAAGACCCAATCCAGTCGCTGTAGCAGGAACACGATAAGTAAATACTTTTGGATCAGTTGCACTAATACTTGCTACTTGGAATACACCATTCAGTGTATCATTCAGACCGTTATTAGTAATAGCAACATACTGACCAGGAAAAAATCCATGATTAATTTTTGTGCGAACAGTAAGAGTAGTAATACCAGCAGGTACTGAATCGTCAACTCTTACTTCATCAAGACGAATAGCATCTTGCAGAGGTCCAACAATTCTGTTTTCCTGTACTCTAAAATCAAACTCTCTGCTGCGAATGACCATCAAGGACCATTTTGCTGGATTCGTATTTGGTCTGGTATTGATAGAACTTGCAGCCGCCTGATACGCTTGACCGTTATAAAGAACTTTATCACCAGCAGAATAATTGACAGTCGAAGACCAATATTGTGTAATTGCTTGAGTTTCTCCTTCTACAAATACATCATCAATCGGTGGTTGATAATCACTAAAAACATGCGAAATTTTTCTGTAAAGAAGACCAAGATCTTGTCTATCGGCAAATACAAAGTTTGTGATCTTATGGTGAGAAAATTCTGGTACTAATTTAGTAACAGTATCATTTGGTTGTGTGTAAACTTTACCGAGACCAACAGTTGCATCATATAAAGGTGAATTAGAAGAAAGGTCACCATCTTGAATGGTAAATTGCCAGAAATAGCAACCACCAGTTACGTTGAATAGAGCACAACGAGAAACATCTTTATCTGCAGGATCGGGTACATATAGTGGGCGTAGCTGAGTTCTACGCAAATCCATACCTACAAGAGATGTACCTCTTGGAATAGTAGCACCACCATCACGACCATTGAACTTATAAAGAATATTATTAGGATCGCTAAGATTAAAACTTACATTACTATTTGTTTCCCACTCGCCAAGTGCCTGATTATACTGGAATACAGGAAGATCATCTACGTTGTCTGTGCCTGGTCTATTATCAATATGGTGTACACCAGGAGACAGCATGATCGTAAATTGATCAAAACGATCATTATCAATCCCAGGTAGATACGAGAATCTTGCTACTTCAAGAAACGCACGCTGAATTGATAAAAATGGTCTGGTTGGTGAATTTCCTCTATTATCTAAAGCGTCTGTCGCATTAAAGTCGTCAGGAGAAACATAAAGATACTTACCAGTTTTACTTGAAAGTAGATTATCTAATCTCGTTAATGGCATTACTCAGTTACCCGTACTATGGTGATTTCTTCTGAGTTATTTATAAGAAAAAACCTGGAGGGGTCTCCAGGCTTTTGCGTCTTCCTTCACACGGAAGCCCAAGGTCGGACTTGAACCGACGACCTACGGTTTACAAAACCGTTGCTCTATCCAGCTGAGCTACTCAGGCAATTTGACGAACTGAAAAGGACCATGATAAGATCCCCAAATTTGTTCGTCGGTATTTACATCGTATCCTTGATCAATTACATGATAGTAATCATCACCAAGAACACTGGTTGTATGAAGACGGGTTTGTTTATCACGCCATTTTACAAAACATTCAGTACAAAGATTTTTGCCGATAAACTGAGAACCCTGCTTCTCCATAATTATATCGCATCCAGTCAAGTATGTCAATCCCTCATCTTTGTAATTTTTGAGAATCAGATGAGAACCATGCGAAACTACTTCGATGATTGTATTCCGATATGGAATCTTGTCAACATAATACTGCTGAATGCAGTGAAAGCGGTTGCCATCAAGTTTTTCATGAATTAGTTCAATCATCGCAAACTTAGTAGGGTGCGACATTGCTTGCATACAATTATTAAAAGTGCCTTCAAAATAACGAAAAAATTCTTCAATCATCTTTTGGCAATAATTCTGGATTTTCAATTTCTATTTCAAACATAAGCGGATGCATTTCTTCCATTATAAGATAATTAGAAATTTTAAACATCTCTTCATCATCGTAATCACGATGACTTAATGCTTCTGTTTGAACTGAGGGATGATCTTGTATAAGTTGAGGAAGTTCATCAAACGTATAGGGTAGATCTTGAATGAAATACATACGAACAACCTCACCCATATAGAAAACATATGCTTGAGAGAGTGTGTATTTCATAACATTTCCACTACAATATATTTAGTGGAATAGGAGTGGTGGGATTCGAACCCACCCTTGAACGATTTTAAGTCGTTTGCCTCTTCCGCTGGGCTACACTCCCAAAAAAGTTATCGACAAATAACTATATCAGTTTTAAGAAGTTTTTTACACTTGTCAACTAACTCAACTAACTCATTAATTGTAGCACATCTAAAGGTGAGAGTGGTTCCATGTTCGCCTCTGATGATTACCTTCTTATTATAGAGGTCTATGGAGATTTTGTCAAGAGCTTGCTCAGAAAGATTTTTAAGATTCATAAGACACAGATCTCAAAGCGCCACATTGCTATTGTACAGGTATATAGGGGTTCTGTCAAGCTCGACTTTTTTGACCAAAAATTTGCCGAGATTTTTTTTGCGACCTTTTGGTATTTAAAGGTCAATTTTGAAATCACCTATTAGTTAAGAAGAATTGCCGAAGCAGTCATAGTTAAATTACCGCTTGCATTGATTGTCATCGCACCACCAGCAGTAATATTCATTGCTCCCTGTGATTTAATTGTGATTGTTCCTGGACTATCTATAACCACACCAGTAGGTGATTTGTCAGTAATAAGACCCGTAACATTAGCAAGTTTAGCACCTGTAATATTCTCAATTTTTGCACCTTTAATATTGAGAGTATTTGTGCCAGCAATATCCGTTGTTACTGCTCCTTTCAAATTATTGACCATAGCACCTATAACTTTATTTGTCATTGCTGAAGCAGTAAGATTAACTGATGCTGGAGTAACAACCACTGAATTTACGCTCGGTGTTGGACCTGGAGTGAATTTACCCGCAGTCATGTAAGTAGAAGAAGCGTTGTATAATGCAAGGAAAGGAGATGCATCAGATCCAACATACATGCCTGGAATTTTAGCACCTTTGACAATTGCTGGAGACAATGAAACATCTGTACTTGGTTTGGTAATATCCGCAATCAATGATTTTTCATTGCCCATGATGAGATTACCTTGTTTTGTACTAAAGATAATATCTCCTCGCATTAAATTAACTTTAAGTCCTCCTTGAGCACTTGCACTATTAACAATTTGCATCATTGGTTGAGAAACAGGAGATTCCGTGGATCCTGCTGCTGGTTCTGGTATATTAGGACGATCATTGACAACAGTATATTGTGCGTTTTGGCTAAGTAAATTGCCTACTATAGGTAACGCTGGAATTCCTACCTTAGGAATTCTACCAACAATCGTTGCCTTAGTTCTACTTTCCTCTAAGATATCACCAGAAACATCTACCATGAAATGACCAGCTGATACGATATTGAATCGTGCCATTGGATCCTCCATGGCAATTGTCAACTCGCCTTTGACTGTGCTATACTTTGCAGATTCTATAGTTTGTTTTGTAGTAGCACTGTTTCTATATGTGGCACATCTCAAATCAATCATGCCACCATATTGTTCACCCGCTGCTTGTCCTGCTTTCTTTGAGTCAGCTGCACCACCACCAGCAAACAATCTAATATCTGCACCTCTCAGTTCTAATGTTTTGCCAGCATCTAAAGATATGTTACCTGAGGATTTTACTTTGACATCTCCACCAGTCACTTCTAAATCAACGTCACCACCATTGACAAGAATCATTAATGATTTTTTGATTGCAGAATCTTTGCCGCCACAAATATTATTTTTATTATTGACAGTTATGATACAACATTCTTCTATGTTTGCCAAAAAACTATTGCACCGTGTGATCTCAAAATCACCAGCAATAGGACTATCAGGTGGATCAGCAGCAGCATTGAAACGAATAGAACCATCAGTATCAAATGCCATTCCAGTTCCAGAACTCATCTTGATCTGATAAAATGACTGTCCTGTTTGTTCGTTGTGACCCGTGGTGGTTGCAATGTTTCCACCTTCAATTGTTTGTGTGTTTTGTTTAGTAACGTCTGCTATCTTTGCTGCTTGCTGAGCTTCTTCTGAACTACTACCACCAGATAATAAATCGGAAGGAATCCAAGCTCCAATATCTTGAAGCACACCCATTACTTCCGAACCGAATTGGTCGATGACTCCCTGTACATCACCAAGAACACCATTTACTTCTCCAGCAATACCATCTAAAGCTGGCAGTCCAAGGTTTACATTAGTGTCTGCGGTTCGAGTTCCCGTACCACACTTTCCTGGTGTGGGTTTAGGAAAAAATGCTTCACCAGATCTTAATTTCTCTTGTAGGTCTAACCAACTAGTTGCCATTTGCTTTCCTCATCACACAGTACAATCATCGCAATCGCCATTGGGGCAATCAACCACGCTATCAGCACCAGTTGGTGATACACTGGTGACATATTTTCTGTACAACGTAGGTTCAATACAACTTAAAGATGGTATTGCTTTAGCGCCCATTCCTCCACCACCCACAATCTCAATAGAAGGAAATGCACCAAACGTCTTGACTTTATTTATTATTTTCACCGAAACTAAATTCCCAGCAGAGTTTATAATAGCTCTTGCTACTGTTGGATCTCCATCAACATATATTGTTGGTTCTGATGTGTAACGATAACCTGGACGAATAATAATAAATCCATCAATATAACAGTTATCATTAGCAGTAATTGTTGGTGTATATCCTGTGCCTGGTCGATCGACTACAACCTTTTTTAATTTGCCTACATCATCCAATTCAACTGAAGCAAATCCACCTATTCCATCTCCATAAATCGTTACGAATGGAGGGCTTAAATACGGGTCGCCAGGATCCACAATTGGAATTGATACTATCTTACCATTTCCATCTACGATAGGATCACCTAACGTTGGTGGTACAAAAATATTAGGTATAGTTGTTTCTGGGGTGGCGACATTCGTATACATTGTAAACTCTCTCGTCAATCTCGGACCGAGCACACTAAAAATTACATTTGTGTCAGATGTAATACTCAACGTATCAGACAAAGTAATGGTTGCAACACCCACACCACCGACCATTCTAATCTTACCTATTGTCGTGTTACTTGTAAAATCGCTTCTCTGTATGCTTCCATACATAAGGTAATCATATTCTGTTCCATCTGGAACTGATCCAGAAGTAACAGTAAGAGTGAATGAAATATTTTCAGATGCAGTTACCCTTGTTTTATTAGATGTTAAAAGAAAATCTAAACTTACTGTAGGTGTAACAATACTTGGAATAAATGTAATTGCAGATGACCCAGTAAGTTTAATTTTTGTAGAAGATTTTGCAGAGTAAATACTATTCGTTGCTAAGGATGTAGATACATCTTCCTCACCAGATAAAATTAGTGTTGTGAAACTATCAATCTCTACATTAATTGGTGGAAATACAGGAGATGGTGTAGTATCATCTACGTCGTCGGAATCTCCATCATCAAGTGGCGGTAAAACAATTTCGTATTCATCATCAGGGGGATCTAATGGTGGTGTGCCAGGTTCGCTTCCTGGTCCTGGAGTACCTCCACTAACACCAGCTGTAGTTGGAGTTGGACATGGTAATGAGTATGCTTCTTCACAACTTGTTTGTAAAGGTGTTACTCCTTTAGATTCTATATCAGCAATCAGTGCATCTAACTTTGCAAAATCATCTTCGCCTGGTTTCTTTTTATTTGCTGGACCAGTACAATGTTGTGTTTTTTCACTACACTTATTATCTGGTCCTGTACAACTGAGTCCTATTAACTGAAAGATATATTGTAGAGCTGCTCCTAAGATGTTTAGAGGACTGGCGATGATACCAAGAATAGATTGAACTGGTCCAAGAACTAAATCGATAATTCCAGTAAGAAATGATTCAATTTCACTTAAAACTTTACTGATAATTGATTCTATGACACAGGTTGCTGCGTTGACTACATCGGTAAGTAGTTCAGTAATTAAATTACTAAGAAAATTAAATAAACGTTCTTCAAAATCTACAAATTGACAGTTTATTTTACTGAGAGAATCATTCAACTGTTGAATTAATTTACCAAGAAATCCTACATTTTTTTTCTTTGTTACTGGTCCTGATTTTGGAGATCCTTTTGGCGGTGTGGGAATACCCATTAACCATTTGATAACTTGCTCGACTCCCTGTTTAACTAGACCAATTAGTTTAAACTTTGCGTTTCTAAGATATGCATTTGCTATACCAAATACTCTTGTAACATATCCTCTTGCTGCTTTAGCATAATCAAACACTTGTCCGCTAGCTTCACTGAGCATTTTGGTTCCAATTGTACCGCCATTTTTAGAAATACTTCCAAAAATTTCTGTGAACGCTTGCTCTAATTTTGTTTTAGCAGTTCCAGTGTCTTTACAACCAGCATCTGCTATAGGATGACAGGCATATCTACCCATAGGATTGCCTGGATTATTCTCCCCACCAGATGCTTGTAGTGCTGTTGATGGTGCTGCTGTGCCTGTCTGCCTTGCCGATGCTGTGTCTCCAGATCCTGCTGGCATAGCAACAGTTGGATTTGTTGGGGGAACATATGTAGAAAACCCTAAACAGGCATCTGCGTTTTGTTTAGTTTCTAAAGAATCTTTATTTGTTGATGCAGTAACTCTCTGCATCTGCCCCATAATAACAGGGTGTTGACCTGATGCTCCATCTAAAAAGAATCCAATTACCCAATCACCTTTCTGCAATCTTGCTGGTGTATAATTACTATTACCTAAACTTGCTGGGTGAGTGACTGGCAGCATGATAGTTGCCCATGGCAAATCATCATAAGGAATTGCTTCGCAACTCTTCAGATGCTGACCAACAATTCTAACCTTATATCTGTTAGAATTTTTAATATCCTTTCCAGTTTCTACCTGCCCTATCCACCAATAAAAACCATCTTTACCAGCAAATCCAGCAGGAGTATTTAATTCAGGTAATAGCATGATTATTATACGTCAAAGATTTTGCATTCTACTGCGTCTGGATGGCTGTCACAAAAAAGTTCTAACGATGTCGGATCATTCTTTTTATTAGGATGATTAACTGCAAATTTTTCAAGTGCTTCCAACTCTTCTTCTACATGTCTTCTTGCCTGCGAAGAAGTCATAGGATCATATAATTTTTCTTTATTGTCTTTGATGTGTTCATCAATGTTATCGTATGCCATTTAACTACCTAAGTTGTCTCTAATTAGTTCGACGTTTGATACCGCAATCAACCCCTTAGAATTGTCTCTTAATACTTCATAGGAGATTTTATTAATTAAATAAACTCCGCTATTTTTCTCATCATATAATTGCTTTTCTCTTTCTGATGAAACAGATTGATTGGGCAATTTAATTCGTATCTTATCACCAGCCCTCAACTCAAAATTGATGGGTATAGTAATATTTAGGATCTGATTTCTCATTATAATACTTCTGCTGATCGACTGAGCCATCCATTGCTTTCTGAAATCTGGGAATGGTGTACCACCTTTTGATCCTGCTTGCTGTGGATTTGCTATATCAGTTCCAGCATGATAGGTTTCATGATCATAGAACTGAAGCATGACTCTTGATGGATACTTAGAAAAGTTTCTAATTTGATCTGGTATCTTTTCATCTGTTCCAAGGTGTGCCATCTGTTGATATTCTTTATCAAGCGAGAACATATACTCTTCATACTCAAGTGTAGAAGGATTAAAGAATGCAATCATCGAAGAATACACACCATATCTCATCTTCTTTAGAATATTTTCTTGTGATCCAAAAGAGTAATTTAAAATTTTAAAAGCATTTTTTTCCGCATCACTCTCTGGTGTTTGTGCATAACCATATAAGTATTCCTTATGTTTCTCGTTAGATTTAATGAGTTGATCATAAGATTTAAATACATAACCATCATAAGTTTCAAAGAATGCATACCCAGCTGTGCCAGATATGAT